TTGTGGAAGATGTTACACAAGACACATTACTCGCGCCGACTAAGAAACGTGCTAGGGCTACTCGTTCTAAGCGTTTTGCTGGTGAAACCCTGCTGGAAGGCGGCGGCGTGCTGTACAGATAAGGTTATTGTCATGGTTGATTATGCTTCTAAATATTCTTGGCTTCTTGATAAAACCGCACAGGCAGAAATTGCTGGTGGCGATAGACTAAAAGAAAGGTCAGAAAAAAATAATGTAATCACCACAGGCACTTATCACATTACTTTTGATGAGTTCAACACTACGCGCTCAAATGTTCGTGAGTTAACAGAAGCCTATCCACAGCTGGCGCAGCTATCAAACCAAAAAGAGTATTTAGAGTTTGTTAAACAGAACCCGGCTATCGAGTCGCAAATTGCAGGCGCTGTCTTTGAAAGAAGGTCACGCCAATTTAACACTCAAAGTAATGACCTTATGGCGGTCGATTTGACGAAGCTTCCAAAGCAAACACAAGAAGCTGTGCTGTTGTTTAGCTATAACGCCAATGTTACGCATCCTAAAATGCGCAGATATTTTGCTATTTACACAAGCCTTCCTGATAACCACCCAATGAAAAAAGACATGTTAAATGCGGGCATTGGGCAAATGACTATTGGCGATAGCAATTACAAACACACAGACTTAGAAAAAAATGAACCCGGCAACATGGGGCTTCCTAAAAGATATTTTGGGCTACAAAACTACGCTAGAGGCGGTGATTTCCTCACGCCTGACGAAGCGGAAGCCGAAGCAAAGAAACAAGGCACAACCTCAAGAGAAAAGATAAGGCTGTCCGAAATCCAAGCCGAGTCTACTTTTGAAAACTACAAAGCTTTTATTACATCACCGCAGCCAGAACAAGCTGCGAGAATGTTGCCAATAATTCAGGAACCAGAGTTCCCGCCAGAAGCGACTTATCCATAGGAGACAGCCATGAGTTTTCTGACCCCTAAAATGCCAACACCACCTCCACCACCTCCCCCGCCACCAGAGCCGGATATTGGGAAAGCTAAAGCTTTGGCTGAAGAAGCTATGGCAGGCGAAGTAGCGCGGCGTAGGGGCCGTGGCTCTACTATCGTAGCTGGTGCATTGGGTGATACAACAACGCCAACAACCAAAACACCAACACTATTGGGGTAAGTCATGGATAAAGCAGTCAGCATAGTAAAGCGGTTCGAGTACACTAAAAGCCGCCGCGATAACTGGGATACGCACTATCAGGAACTAGCGGATTACATGCTGCCGCGCAAAGCTGATATTGTGAAGAAGCGCTCACGCGGTGAGAAGCGCATGGAACTTATCTATGACGGCACTGCTTTACAGTCTATCGACCTAATGGCTGCTTTCCTTCATGGCATGCTGACGAGCGGCGCGGCACCATGGTTCCATTTAGACATCAAGGATACAGACATCAACCGCGATGACGATGTGCGCGAATGGCTGCAAGACACATCTATGCGTATGATGCGGGCCTTTAACCAGTCAAACTTTGAGACTGAGGTGCATGAGACCTACGTTGACTTGGTTGTGTTCGGTACGTCTTGCATGTTTATTGAGATGGACAAGGGCAATCTGCGGTTTAGCACACGCCACATCTCTGAGTTTTACGCGCAGGAAGACCAGTTCGGCATGGTGAACACTGTGTTCCGCATGTACAAAATGACTGCGGAGCAAGCTGTAGAACGCTTTGGCATTAATAATGTTAGCGACTACATCAAGAAAAAGATTGAAAAGAACCCTGACGAAGAAGTCGAAATCTTGCACGCAGTTATGCCGCGCACTGAGCGCAATGTAACTAAGGCTGACAACAAGAATATGCCATTTATGTCTGTGTACATTTGCATGCAGACAAAGATGATTATGTCTGAGGGTGGCTTTTCTGAACTGCCATATGTTGTTCCGCGCTTCCTCAAGGCGACTGGCGAGGTTATGGGCCGTTCACCAGCAATGACAGCGTTGCCTGACGTTAAGATGCTTAACCTGATGTCTAAGACAATTATTCAGGCGGCACAAAAGATGATTGACCCGCCATTGCTTGTGCCTGATGACGGCTTTTTGCTGCCTATCCGCACACAGCCGGGTGGCCTAAACTTTTTTCGGGCTGGTTCCCGCGACACAATTACGCCATTGCAAACTGGTGCTAACATTCCTATCGGCCTAAACATGGAAGAACAGCGCCGTTCTGCAATTCGTCAGGCCTTTTACGTTGACCAGATTTTGTTCTCAGGACAGCCGGGCATGACTGCTACGGAGGTTATTCAAAGGCAAGAAGAGCGCATGAGGGTGATTGGCCCTGTGCTGGGCAGGCTGATGAATGAGATGCTGCGTCCTATGATTGACCGTGTGTTTGCGCTGATGCTGCGTGAAAACATGCTGGCAACACCACCAGAAATCTTGCAGGGCCGTGACATCGACATCGAGTATGTATCACCGCTGGCAAAGGCACAGAAATCTAACAGCCTTAACAACACAATGCGGGCGCTTGAGATACTGCTTCCATTGTCACAGTCGCTTCCAGTGGGCGACCACCTTGACCCTGATGGGCTTGTCGAGCATGTCACTGATGCGCTGGGCGTTCCAAAGACCACACTGCGCACTAGCCGTGAGGTAGCTGAGACACGCAAGGCCCGCGCAGAACAAGAGGCAATGATGCAACAGCGCCAGATGGAACAAGAAGATGTGTACACCACGGCGCAAGCAGCACAAGCCGTTAGGATGGTTGGCGAATGAAAGAAATCGAACAGTTAAAAGATATGTATAAACAGACTTTCGACTCCGATGCAGGGGTGAAAGTTCTGAAAGACCTTGAGGCACGTTGTAACTGGCGTGCTTCAAGCTATGTGGCAGGCGATGCTAACGCCACAGCTTTCGAAGAAGGGAAACGTGCTGTTATCCTTCACATACACAACATGATGAATGAGGAGAAGTAATGTCTGAAGAAGCAATCGAACAGGTAGCCCAGCCAGAGGCAACCGTGCTGGAAACCCCAGCAGAGGTAGCACAAGGCGGGTCTGGTCACGATTTTCTGAACATGATTCCAGAGGAACTGCGTGACCATCCAAGCCTAAACCCAATTCGTGATGTGGGTAACTTGGCCCGGTCTTATGTAAATGCGCAAAGACTGATTGGTGCTGACAAGCTGCCGCTACCAGTCAATCCAACGGATGAAGATTTGGACAACATCTATGGGAGACTGGGCAGACCAGAAACACCAGACGGCTACAACGTAACAGCTGACGGCAATATCGTCACAGAAGAAATCGCTAATGATTTCAAAGGCGTAGCCCACCAACTAAGACTGACACCTGACCAAGCATCGGGTATCTTGGAATATTACAAGTCAATGTCGGAAGGCAGTGTTGCAAAAATGCAACACAATGAGCAGCAGTATCAGCAGCAAGTGCAAAACGAACTCAAGCAAGAGTGGGGCGAGGCATACGATAGCAAGATACAGGCAGCTGCAAATGCTTTTCAGGAATTTGCTTCACCGGATGTGCTAGATATGCAGCTTGCTGACGGCACAAAGATTGGCAATCACCCTGAATTTATTAAGGCATTTGCAAACATTGCAGCCTTCAGGCATAGTGTCACTAGTGAAGACACAGTTTCTGACTCGACACAGGCAGGGTTTATGTCGAAAGATGCCGCTCAAGCGGAGATAAATTCGATTATGACCTCATCGGTGTACACAGATTCTAAGAACATTGTAGGTCGCCAGCAGGCGATAGACAGGGTTCAGGAACTAATGACGTACATCCATGGATGATGTCGAGGTTAGGTTAGAGTGTTTGCGCGTTGCGCTAGAGTATGGCACACAGCGTGATGTGTTAAACCCCGACTCACTTGCAGACAGGTACTACAAGTGGGTCACGCAGGGTAGCGAGTCATCTCGTCCTGTTGGCAGTCGGGAAGACGACAGCCCCAAAAGGGCTCAAAAAACTAGGAGTGTCCGCAAGGGTAGCACACCGCAATTCGTGTAAATGAAACCGTGAAAGCAAGGAGGACGATATGTCCACACAAGTAACCACGGCATTTGTACAACAGTATTCTGCAAACGTGCAGATGCTATCACAGCAGATGGGTTCTCGTCTGCGTGATGCGGTGCGTATTGAGAATGTTGTTGGTAAGAATGCCTTCATCGACCAGATTGGTGTAGCTACTGCGCAAGCGCGTACAACTCGCCACGCTGATACGCCACAGATTGACACGCCACACTCACGGCGTCGTCTGACTTTGGCAGACTACGAGTATGCAGACCTTATTGACGACCAAGATAAGATTCGCATGCTTATCGACCCAACATCATCTTATGCAAAGGCCGCAGCAGCAGCTATGGGCCGCGCAATGGATGACGTTGTTATCGCTGCTGCCCTTGGCACAGCTGCTACTGGTGAGACTGGTTCTGGTTCAGCTACCATCACCAACAGCATTGCTAACGGCAACACAAACCTGACTCTGGCTAAACTGCGCGAAGCAAAGTACATGCTCGATTCAGGTGACGTTGACCCATCAATTCAGCGTTACATCGCTGTAGGGCCAAGCCAAATCCAAGCACTGTTGGCTGACACTAACGTAACGTCAAGCGACTTCAACAGCATCAAAGCTTTGGTACAGGGTGAACTGGACACATTCATGGGCTTCAAGTTCATTATGACCAACCGCCTGACCACAAGCGATGGTTCAGAGACTGACGATGTTCGCAACTGCTTTGCATGGGCAGAAGACGGTATCACACTTGGTCTCGGCAAAGACGTATCAGCACGCATTGACGAGCGGGCAGACAAGAGTTACGCAACTCAAGTCTACTACTGCATGTCACTTGGTGCGGTACGGATGGAAGAAGCCAAAGTCGTACAAATCGACTGTGACGAATCTCCAGACTAAGCATAGCGGGGGCGGGCAACCGCCCCCTCTTTTCCTTGGGGGTTGTATGTGAAACAGAACAACGATTTCAGGTATGACCTAGAGGTAGGCCAGCTACACGAAAAATGGCTAGGCGATTTATTAGAAAGTAAGACAATAGAAGTTAAACGCGACTTCATGGCTTCACAGACAGGTAATGTGTTTGTGGAGTTTTTTTGTAGGGATAAGCCGTCAGGCATAAGCACTACAGAGGCAGCGTTTTGGGCATTTATACTTGCAGACAAAACTGTGGTATTATTGCCGACAGATAGGTTAAAAGCCTTGGCAAGAGAAGCCCACAAAGCAGGGCAGATAGTCAATGGCGGTGACTCAGGCGCAAGCAAAGGCGTGTTGATAAGTGTAGAGAGGTTGGTAAGACAATGCCTTCAGTAGTGGATATTTGTAACGAGGCGATGGACCTACTGGGCGCGGCAACCATTACCTCGCTGACAGAAAACTCAAAAGAAGCCAGACTATGTAACCGTAGGTTTGAAACCGTGCGAGATGCTGTGTTGCGCTCACATCCTTGGAACGTAGCAATCACACGCAAGTCGTTGCCAAAGGATAGCGAAGCGCCTGCATTTGGCTTTTCGTATCAGTACACATTGCCCACAGACCCTTACTGTTTGCGGCTGTTATCATTCTGGAACAGCAATGTGAACAATGAAATTGCGGCGTATGACAGCCAGATTATGTACAAGGTTGAAGGCCGGAAGATTCTGAGCAACGAAGACACATGCAAGATTGTGTACATTGGCCGGATTGAAGACACAGAGTCATACGACTCAATGCTGTCCAGCACTATTGCCAGCGCACTAGCGGCTGAAACAGCCTACGCCATTACAGGCAGTTCAAACATTGCGCAGCTTATGGAACAGCGTTACCAGCAAAAGATGCGTGAGGCTCGTTCAGCTGACGCTATGGAAGGTATGCCAGACCAAATTCAGGCCGATGACTTTATCAATGTAAGGTTCTAACATGGCGCGTGTATCCACTATCGTCACAAACTTTCAGTCTGGCGAACTGTCGCCTAGACTTGAAGGCCGTATTGATTTGCAAAAGTATCAGAGCGGTGTGCAGCAGCTGACAAATATGCTGGTGTTTCCGCAAGGCGGCGCGACACGCAGGCCGGGTACATACTATGCGGGCTCATCAAAGAGCAACGGCAAGGTGCGGCTGATACCATTCGAGTTTAGTGACGAGCAGGCATATGTGATTGAACTGGGCGCAAACTACATGCGCTTTTATGTTGACGGTGGTTTGCTTGTATCCGGCGGTTCAGCTGTTGAGGTTGTGACACCGTATTCAGCAACAGAGATATTCGAACTGAATTACACGCAGTCTGCTGACGTTATTTACTTTGCACATAAGAACCACCCGCCTGCCAAGCTAACCCGGACGACAGCAACCAGCTTTACATTTAGCGACATCGACTTTGTTGATGGCCCTTGGCTGGATGAAAACACATCAGATATTACGCTATACGCTTCAGCGGCAACAGGCAGCGTTACAATCACGGCATCAGCTGCGCTGTTCACCAGCGATGATGTTGGCAGATACATCAGGTTCCGCGAGGTGCTTGAGATTGAACATGATGAATGGGCAGCTGGCACTAGCTACAATGATGGCGAAAGCGTGCGCTACAATGGGCATGTCTATGAACAAGTAACAGGCTCTACTCAGACATCCGGTAATACGCCCCCTGTTCATACTGAGGGCATCGAAACATACGGTGCTATCGACTGGGAATACAAACACGATGACACAGGCTATGTAGAAATCACTGCGTTCACCAGTTCCACTGTCGTTACTGCCACAGTCAAAGAAGACGATGGCGGTATAGCTGTTTTGCCTGACCATGTTATCGGCGCGGCAAACGCAACAAAGAAATGGTCGCTTGGTGCATTTGGCGGCGACCAAGGCTACCCACGCGCTGTTGCGTTCTACGAGGAGCGTTTGTACTTTGCGGGCACTACAGGCCAGCCACAGACGATATTTGGGTCGGTTACGGCAGACTTTGAGAACCACACTCCCGGCACAGAGGACGACAAGGCGATTAACGTCA